CATTTTTGTTTCCCGTTTTGTAATTGATAACAGATCTTACCACGAGATTTTAAAGTTTAATGATTTTGTCCCTAAAAAGTTTTATCAGTCTCGCCAAGCATCCCAAATAAGAAAGGCCAGCAGGACGACCCCGAACCCCGATGACCATAACCCGAACATATCCCGATCTATGCCCCGATGTGGCTCTGGGGCGACCCCCGAACATATCCAGAGCGTCTCTCTGGGAGAACAAGGTTAATCACTAGATATAGTGGGTATTTCTGTATCAGGCACTATCTCTTGTGCCTCTCCTTCAACGGGCGTGATGTTTTTCATTCTGCTATCTGCCAAACGCCTGAATTCATCAAGCTTTTCAAGCATTTGCTCCTTAGTTAACCCCGTTACATCCTCGTGTGTTATGTGGCTTTTATTTATAAGTAGCCCTGTGGCCTTCAAACGTAGCTCTTCAGCGCGTATTGCTTCCCCGAACTTACCTAACTGCCAAGCTTCATCCCGAAGCTTCAGTAAGTCCCGAACAGACTTATCAACTGTTACCCCGAACTTAGCTTTAGCCTCCAGCCTCATTTCTTCCAATCGCTCTTGTACGACAGCGTTCCGCAGAAGCCTAACAGCAGCGACAGACGGATTAGCATAACCCGCTTCTCTTGCTGATGCGGTTTGTGTCATATCCCGATACATATAGTTATCTAGAAACTTTTGATGTTGTGGAGTGAGTCTTTTCATATGTGCAAGACTCTGCTCCTTAGTTAGACTTTGCCCTGCTTTTGGCATTTTATTTTGCTCCTCTTTTTACTTAATATATGTGTGGGGTATCACTACCCCCACATATATATATATATGACACCAGTGACACCAATGATACCTTGTTTGTTTTCAATGACTTAGCGTTGGTGTCATTCATTTTACTTTAACTGATTCCTTTTACCTTAACCTATTGATTTTATTGAGGTATCACTGACACTGGTATCACACCCTCATTGACACTGATACCTATTTTTCCCATCTATAGAACACATGATCATTGATCCGAACTATATACTGTTTGCTCTCTGACCAGCTTGGTAATACGTCCACTGAATGATAATGAGTAGACTGATCTACCATATCATATAGCGCACCCTGATATACCCCAGCCGCCACCATCATGGCTTTTTCCCATGCGAACATATCCGTAGGTTTATCTGATTTCCCGTCACAGAACCATGAGAACTGGCATTTATTCCGAACAAGTTTACTTTTATCCCAGGAGTATCTTTGTCCTTGTGTAACAACCTCACAAACGTCATTAGGGTAGCGTTCATCGTACACCCTGTGCATAACCACTTGTGCTACTGCTATTTGCCCTACCATGGGTTGGTTACGGGCCTCAAAGTACACATTGAGGGCAAGGCATGTAATTGCTGCTTCAAACATTGAAATACTCCTTACGTCTTTGTGCTGTAAAGATAGATGTGCAATTAGCGCAAGTAAGCTTTGTCTTGCGTATTTCTTTGAATAGTTTTTTTATCGTACAATTAAACAAAGCAGACGATATTCCAACATTTCTGTCATTATATGTATGGAAGAAATAAAGAGCTATTGGATGTTCTTTATACCCGCAATTATGACATCCCTTTGCTATCTTATATAAATTCAAGTGATGATTGCGTCTTTCTGCTCTTTGTCTTTTTTTTTCATAATCTCGTTTATTTTTCAAATTTTTCTTATTTAATTTTATTTTTCTTCTTTCTAATAAATATAATTCAACTGCATCTATTTTTTCTGTTTCTTTAGTTACCATTTTTTATGCCCTTTACATTGCCATGTTTTTCCTGAATCCATAGAGAACCAAGCCTCTTTACTGTTACAATCCGAACATTTCTTCTCTTTGTGCAGCTGATTTTCCTGCGGCTTTTGAAACATACTAAATTGTTCGGTTTTAAATTCTCTTAAATCTTCTGTCCCGTGCTTTATTCTTCGCAAGAGACTTCTCCTCCAAGAGCCGCATAACCAGCTATATCAATCCATGAGTCTTCATGGTCTGGTGTGTGTCTTAACCGCGCTAACTTAATCCCGATGGATATCTGAGCAACATCTTCTTCTGTTAACCGTGACTTTAATTTGTCTTCTAATATAGCGTTTAGGATCTGAGATATTCTATAGAAGTTTTCTCTAGCATCACCATATTGTTTATTTCTAGGCCCTCCGATATATTCCTCTGCTTTATCTAGAAAATAATATCTAGGCTTGCCCTCATAGTCTTTTTCGTCCATTACGACCTCCTTATAATCGACTACATATCCTTTAGCACCATGATGACCATACAATAGTCTTCTTGTATAGCCATGTGGTGTATCATCGCTTTCGTGAGCGTATTTAGCGATAATGTTAAGCATCATTACCTAATTGTAGCATAAGCCATACCTAGAGCTTCTAAGTCGTGCATCATATCATTATGCTGTTCTTTGTTTACTTCTAATAAAAGTTTTTCGCTTTTTTTAGGATGAATAAACATACCTTCACAATCATCATCATAATGTGACCAAGATCGTATTTCTTTTATGGCCTCATCACGATTTGCTAAAGCTTTTAAATACATTTCTTGAAGAAATTGAGCCAACACCATTAAATCATTTTTATGAAATATGTTATCTTTAATAACTTTTCTGTAAGAAACCCAATATTTATCTTCTGGATTTCGTTCAGGAACAAGTCTCCAACGGCTAATGTTTTGAGTTATTTTTCTTCTCGTAAAATTTGATATGATACTATTATCATCAGGCGAATCTCCTGTTGAGTCATCATCAAATTGATATTCTGTTTCTCTTACTAATACTTTTAACATTTCTTTGCCCTTTCAATGTTATGTTTCAATTGTATTATACCTCAAGGTATAAATAACTATAACCTAGCTTTATAAAAAGTTGACGCATTAGGATAAAAAAATATGTATTAATTCCTGCCTTTGCCTCTGCCGTGATCATCTTCATTATGATACATTGCCCACGTTTCATCGTATGTATCTCTATACAATTCATAAACCTGTTCTACTTCTTCAAAAAAATCCTGTAACATCAAAGGCTCACAGTTCGTGAAAGTCAATTCTGTCATTAGCTGTATGTGACCCTTTACCATTATTTTAAAATTCTCAATGGATGGTGCAGTAGATAAAACATAGTCCCAATCAAGATGTGTTATTCCATCCGTTACAATTTCTGGGTATGGCTTATCATAAGCATCTAACATATTTACCCATCCATATTCTTCTGGAGAAAATCCATCCACCTGAAGAAACTCCTCATAAAACCATTTCCAATCTGGATTATCTTTTTTATTTTTTACTGTTAATCTTTCTTCAAATTCTGGTGGGTAGTCGTGATCATAATCAGGATCGCTAGGATCATAATCTTTAGCTTTTTGTTCTTGCATTTCTTTTAATACTGGTCTGCAAGCATCAGCCGCTTCTTCATCATAAAATGTAGCCCACTTCTCAAACTCAGGTACGTCATTATGCATAGCCTCGTCCCATCCCAATAAATCTGGTCTGCCGTCACTATCAAATTCAGGAACAATTTCATTCTTCCATTTTACGCCCATTGTTGTTTTAAATTTATCCATTTTTTTCTCCTTTATGCGTTGTCTCTTGCAGTAACCGCTTGATATTCGCCATTAGACATTACGCCTTGTGTGGTTCCAAGCCATTTACTGCCTCCTGTTGCCGTGAATGAATACTTCGCAATACGCCTTGTCTGTATTAATTCCCGAACATATCTATCTATTGTTGCCTGAGAGATGTTTTGTAATGTAGTTGGTGCATTCGCATCGTCCAATCGCTCTATGATTGAATCAGCCCCTGTCTTTTGACATAAAGCCCGACCATTACGCTCACATAGCTCAATCCAGTTATACAAAGCGTTTAGCTTAACATCTCGCTCATTAGATGTTTCTACCGCCTCTAGTGCTTGTGTATTATCTACCAGCAAACCGCTGTCTAAATCCCGAACAAATTTTCGTATTTTTCTTTCTGCTGGTCCGTTGGACTTCACTATAGCACCATCAAAACATATGTTTCTGACGTAACCTATGCCGAGAGCAGAACATCTTTTTTTAGCCTCTCCTTCCTCGACTTGCCATAGGGCAAATGCCGAGCGCACACCATCAACCAATGCAGAAGTACCCCGAATAAGATTACGGGCTTGCTCTGGTGATGACACAGGCTTATCGCCCGATTTAGTCATATGGTGACATACTATAATACTTGCCCCTGTTTCTGTTGCGACCCTAGCCATAAGACCAGTAAAGGCAGCCCCTGCCGCAGGGTCAGAATTCACATCAGCGTGAACAAAAGACGCAAGTGGGTCAAACACAACTAATTTTAAGTTTTCCATCTGTAACATCTGGTCATGGATACGATTAAATTCGTCTGAGACAATATACTCGCCATTTATTTCGCTAAGTATAGGAAATGTACCGCCTACATTAGGCAATGGCACAATATGAAGCTTATGCTTGAATGTTCTTCTATTTTCAAACGGATCCATTCTCTCGATACGTCTGTGAACTTCTGACTCATCATCCTCTGCGGTAAATATAACAACGTCACCATGCTCTTTAACGATACCGCCAAATGCATTTTGCATAGGAAAACCAGAAGATACTTTCATACCAAGATCCAGAGTCATCATGCCTTTACCAGCATCTCCAGCCGCAGAAAATATAATCGGTATGCCCAATGGGAACGTACTATCTATTAAGAAATCTTGAACAGGTGCTTTCCCACTGAAACGGTCAATAAGTAAGCTATCATCAAGAAGATTAATACTTCTGGTTTTAAACTGGGAATTTTTATCAATGAACGCCTTTATATCAAATTGTTCGGCTATTGCATCTGCTGAGTCCCATTTTTCTGGCTTATCAAATGGTGGCTTGAGCATTGTTACTGAAGAAGCTTGAACATCTACACACATATCCCGAACAATTTCAGCCAAGCGCTTACCAGCTTCATCATTATCAGGCCATAAAATAACTTCTTTTCCCCTGAGTGGCGTGAAATCATACTTATGGGAGTTGTTTCTAGTTAATGCACCAGCGCCTCCCAACGTGCAAGTTGCTACATATCCCGATTTTATTAAAGCTTCAGCACACTTCTCACCTTCTACCCATATTACTTGCTTGGCACCTAATATGTTCGGTATATTGTATAGTGGCCTAACTTCAGGTGCTTTGGAATAGGTATTGTTTGGTAGGAATGGTCTAAATTCTTTCTTACCCTCAATATCATAACGCCTAACTGAACATATTATTTCACCATCTTTGCTAATATAATTCCATTCCTGCGTATAAGCAGTATTAATATCAATGGTAGTTTTAACCCGAACATTTTCTTGTGCCTGCTGGTTTACTGGGTTTTGTAACCAAGGAGGCGTAGTGCTGGATGAATTTGTTCGCGTTCTTACTGGCGCTGTTTCCAGGTAAGACCCGAACATATCTTTTATTTCATGCAGCTTCATGCCCCGTGCCTCCATGAGTATCTTTACAATACCCCCGACACCAGTACCTCCGTTGAAGTCCTGACCGCGCATGAAGTTTTGGCTACTAGGATTAATATCTATTTTCATAGATTCGCCACGTTCACCATACATTGAGCCAATGTAAAAAACATTGCCCCGAATGATTCCATTTGGAAAAGTATCTTTTAGCGTTTGTACCTGAACATGAGATGGAACACTGTCGCTAATATGTTCCACTAAATAACGCGGATCACTAGATTTAGTGTTGTCAAAGGGTGCAATACGCATTATATTGTACCTGTAAGGTTTTCTTCATTTGTCCTTATATGCATTTATCTTTTCCTTTCTAAATGCGTTGTGTGTGTAAAAAAGGCGGCTCTCTCCTGTGCCGTCTTTTTTCTATGTCCAACAAGTATTACGATAGTCACAAAATTTGCAAGTAAAATAATCTGACTCATTTGCAATGCGAGGTAGCATTTCATTTGCTCTTGTGGCTTTTATTATTTCTACTCCCCTGTCACTTATTTTTTGCGCTAGTTCTGCATTAAACGGAACAAACTCATAATAAAGTTCTGAAGTATCTTTATTCATAACGGTAAATAGCGCTGGGTAGTCCATTAAATCCATGTATGTTTGATAAAGCGCTAATTGTGCTGCATAAGTTGGGTTAGCTTGTGTAACGCCTTTACGAACAAATTCCCCAAACTTCTTGCTGTTAGCTGATTTGCATTCCCATAAGAACGGATAGTCCATCTTGACAGGGCCTCCACATATAACACCGTCTATATGACCTTTAATCTGATCATCAGCCACCGAGAAACCAAATTGTTCGCCTTTGGTGCTATGTGTCCTTAAATCAAAGCCAGCGTTCTTTAAATAACCAGCAATCATATCCTCGATATGATGCCCGAATTCAAATATCCTAAGAGTTCTAGCTTGAAAGTCCTCATCTTTTTTAGTTTGCATATAGCGGTATTGGACTTGACGAGCGCAATCATTTCCAAGAGAGGAGCCTCCTATATATGTTCTGGGAGTTCTCTTGTTATTTTCCTGAACAATTCCCTGATCAATATGTTCGGCTATTTGTTTAATCAGATCAAAATGGTATGTAGTCGTCATCGGAGAAGTCACGAAGCTTGTCTTCGACTTCTTGTTGTAACTCCAATACTCCTTGTTCTGTATACTCATCTTCTAAGCCCTTCATTGACTGTATTTTAGCTATTGTTCCAAGAACCTGTTCTTTGCTTAAATCGCACAGTCTTTTTTCCCAACCTATTGTTTCAAAAATTTTTGCCACTTCTTTTAATGCATTGTCTGATTGTCTGGCATTATCACTCTGCATAAATCTTCCTCTTCAAAGCCATTTCTTTTATACAATTCCATTACCATTGTTTGATCTTCGCCAATTGTGATGTGAGCAGATATGGACTCAAAGTCTTTATCAAATTCCCAAATGTCTAAATGAAGTCTTTTAAAATGATCAATAAGTTTCATAATTTCATCAAACACATCATCAGTATCAAATGGGTTTTTTATAAAAACTTGCCCTCCAAGTATTTCTTCTGTTTCGTCTGTAAATTCTAATTTTACTTTAACTTCACAACTGCCCATTTTAATCAAAACCTATTTTTATCAACTATAGATTATTGGACAAAACACTGCTTGAGTGATTTTCTCTTCTAATCGTTCCAGTTGTGTTGTCTTCTTTTATTTTAACGTCAACGAATGAATCATCATCAGCTAAGTCGTGCAAAGCATCATTAGCATTTTTTATTCTGGCTTTGTTTTCTGGATCTCCCCAATCTCTATAGCGATTATAAATTGTCATTACCTTCTCCATACATATAAAATAAATAAAAATAAAAAAACTAAATAACCTATACCAACTAGATTAACGGTATTTAAAGAATCCATATTAAACTCCCATTTTCTTTATTGTTAATCCAATTTGCATTGCGATTTGCGGCACGATTGCGTTGCCTAATCCTTTAATTCGGTCCACCCTATTGGGTACCCCATGAGCCACTCGACAAAAATTGGGCTCAACTGACCACCAGTCTTTGATTGATTGTCCGTGTATTGGACTGCTACGTCCAGTGTATCGTTGCTGATCTTCCCATTCCGCACTCTCCCACCCTGATATCCGCCTTTGTGATCTCTGGTTGTCGGAGTAGGCCACATCTTCTCTGAATGACTCACTGCGTCCTTCAGCTTCACTCCCCATCTCTCGCCCTTCTGATTCTTCCGACTGAAGGATCCGTTCTTGAGTTCTATCCCCTGTGGGATTCCCCCCTCTATGTCGCTTGCTCTGGGTGTAGGCCACATCTTCACTACTTCTGGGTCTACTTGTTCCCTTAAATTCGCTGGTTTGGTTCTGCCCTTGCGAGTCGTGTTCGCCTGTCTTATCAGAGACTCCTTTGACCTCTGTGGGAGATGATCCATTGTGTTTGGTGTAGCCCAAAATCCAGACTCTATCTCTTTTATGGGGCGCGTTGATGCTGCAAGCTGGAACAATAAACGTCCTTGTGGTGTAGCCTTCGGTTTCCAAGTCAGTAAGCACTTTGTCGAGCCCCAATCTGATGTGACCATAAACATTTTCGCAAACGACCCAAGTGGGTCGTCTTTGTGCAATAATTTTAAAGATGTAAGGCCAGATGTGTCTAGGGTCCGCTTCTCCTTTTTGAGATCCTGCGACTGAGAATGGCTGACAGGGATATCCACAGGATAATATGTCACATTCTGGAACAAGTCTTGCTGGGTCATTGGCTAACTCCTTTACGTCTTCTGCAATTGGCACATCAGGCCAGTGCTTATTTAAAATCTTACGCGACCAAGGTTCTATATCGCAAAATAAAACTGGCTTGGATAATCCTGCCCATTCAAAGCCAAGGCTAAATCCACCAATGCCAGAACATAAATCAACATGCCTTAACATTTATTTTACGTCCGATATAAACAAAAAGCCACCGCCATTACCCTCTGGGTCGCGTGATACTTCAATCATAATGTCTTTATAGTTTGGTTTTTTTAAATGAAATTGAGCGAACCCATCTCCACCTGTGTCATTATCATCCGTGCCTAAATATTTATGAATCTTAAAACCTTCAAGCTGTTTATAATAATCATCAAAATTTCCATTGCTCATTTTTTTCTCCCTTGTGTGTGTTGGGGAGTTTTGCGGCACTCGCACTCCCCAAGCGAGTTCTACCAATACCAATAGGCACCGCTAGAAATAGAATCCATATTAACATTTTTTAAAAACATTTTTTTTCTTAACCCATGCCGATAAAATGTTTTTTGTTTTCAGTTACTTAGCCCATTGCGGTGTAACACCAGAGTTTTGTGGTTGGGCTGGCATTTGTGCTTGCATTGCATTTGCCACATTTTGTGGTAATGCACTCATATTGACAGTGCCATTAACTGAAGCACCAGTAACAGGCACCGTTCCATTGTTAGAGCCAATAAAGTTATTATCTTTTGGAGTCAGAACAATTTTTACTTTGTTCCTATCTTTATAACCATTAGTTCCTTTTTCGACTGCAACAACAAAACAAATCTCTTGCCCCTGCAATGCTTCGATAGCCATGATATTACGCTTACCTACCGCCTCTGCTGACTGATCATTAGGGTTAAGGTTATACGCACTATCAACCATGTTTCTAAGCGTTCTCATGCCGATTTCACGAGCGACTGGAATGCCATTGTTGCCCATCTTATCACCATGAACGAACAAGTTGTGCCACACTCGCCTTTTATCAAACTCACCGCCCATGACTGTAAATTCTATAGGGCAATAAATTGCGCTAGTTGTTTGTGATTTTTTAAACATAGACAACTGGCTAAACTCTTGGATGACTTCATCGCCACCAGTAAAGTTAATAATAGCCCTTACAACCGTACCATCTGGAATAGGTTGTAAATCATTGGACGTGTTTGACTCTTCTAAAACGACTTCATTTAAATTAAGCATTTGTAACTCCTTCTGCTTGTGTTTGTGTCATTTGATTTGGATTAACGAATTCGAGTGGTTTATCTTGCACAACACCACTCATTTTTTCAAGAAGTTTACCAAGATTAGGTTCTTCAACCAGTTCAAGTAAACCACTCCTATCTTTGGCAGGATAGTTCCAAGGGTTAAGTGTTTGACATACAAATGCTCGATATGGCGCACCTTCATCAGTGTTCATAACTGCCATCGTAATAACTTCATCAACAATTCCTGGGAGTTCTCTGCCAGTTTTAGAGCCTTCTATTTGTAACTCAAATGTCTCTCTACCGTAGTCATCAACTTTAGTATCAAGTATACCAACAAAGATTACATTCTTATCTCGAATGTGTTGCAAGTGAGTTAACCAACCCATCATCTCTCTTCCTTGCATACCATAAGCATTACGAATATCTATTTTGCCTGTTCTGTCTGACTTATTGTCAGATGAATTTTGACAATATAGCCAACATAATCGACCAGCTACTGTTATGCTATCAACAAATATAGTATCGTATTTTGAAAGAAATGTAGAAGGATCTCCGTATGTTTGGCAAACTAAATCATAGTGTGCCTGTGAGTAACACATATCATCAGACAAAGATGGATTAGGACCACCTAATAGACATGCGAAATCACGACACTCTGTCCATGTTCTTGGGCGAATTACATCTACCGCTACACCCTCAATCGCGGCATCTCCCGCCTCCAAGTCCATGAACAGAGTTTTCTGTGTATCTAGCGTTCTGACGAGGGTAGTTTTACCCACGCCAGATTTGCCACACACAACAATTTTATGACCGCGCTTTTCTTTTAAACGGTCTTCAGCACTAATAATTTTAAGCATTACTATTCTCCTCAATACTTGCTGATACACCTTGCAAGTGAACAGTACGAGCCTCACTAAGCACACCTTTTATCTCTGGTGGAGCATTAGTATATTTCGCCTCTGGTATTGTGTATTTAGCAGTCGCGTAATGCTTGGCTGTTTCTGTATCTAATTTGTTTAATATGGTGACAAGTTTATCCTGATCCCATTCAACTTTTTTTCTAAAGTCAAATTGGATTTTAAGATTGCCCTCATATAAAGTTGTGGAACCAAAATCTTTACCTTGTTGATGAAGCTTCTTTTGAGCAGCATCTTGGTATCTGGTTGTGATTTGGTTATTTATTGCTTTTATTCTCTCTTGAGTTTTCTGCAATTCATCCTTGGCTTCAATAAGAAGCATTTGTAGTTCGGCTGTTGTTGCAGAAGACAAAAGAGACTCAGTTTGCACTAAGTTCATTTGAACCTCCTATTGGTAATTGGTTTCACCAGAATAGGAAATGTATTTCACACTGTCAACTACTTTTTTTTAGAAATTCGTATATCTATGTTATTTGCTGCTAACATTAGTTTCTTTTTTAGCTTAAACTCTGGGGTTTCTACGCCTTTTGCGTCTTCAACTACGAACTTTTTTTCGCCATTTTCATCGCGCTCATAATATGTGAAGTCTGCTACATACGCACATATCTTTTGATCATTAACGACAATATTAAATCTTATTTGTCGTTCTAATTCTTGTATTTCTCCAGCTTGAGAAAGCTTATATAGCTGTGCATATCTCTCCGCTTCCCATTTTGAGTCAAACATCATGCCCATAAACTCTGTCTTCTTTGCGCGGAATTTGTTGCGTCTTCCATAAGGTATGTTATTATATGGCATTATATGTCCTTTTAACCATGAGGTATGTTATGCAATTTAAATCTGTGGGTATAGATATAAACACTTATCATAAGATAAAGCAAATTTCAGAAGACGAACATCGAAACATTCGGCAGCAATTAGCAAAGCTTATTGATGAATATCACATTGAAAAGTATGGTGACAAAAAGAGCAAAGGTGGCCTTGGTTTAGTATCTTAATTTTTTCTAAAAACAAGCAAAGCAGATGGAAAAGGCGCACTGTTTTTGCTGTTTCCAAACTTTAATCTACCTCTAATAAATCGGATGTCATCTGCTTTCATAGCGTAGTCGTGCCACCAAGCAGTGTCCGTTCTAGCTGGAACTAAACAAACAACGATAGCTTTTGATTCAGATGCTTTCTTAATCCATTTACCTATTTCTCTACCGTAAGGTGGATTGCACCAACAGGTTCCCGTCCATTCTTGTGTAAGACCGTCTTGTTCTGGAGTAAAGTAATTAGGACACTTTGCGTTATTTGGCAAAGCGCATACATCTAATTCAAAATCAAATTCTAGGTTTATTTTATTATAGAAGTCTTGTGGTGTAGACCATACATCTGTTTCAGATGTAAACATGGACTTGTTTATTTTATTCATTATCGCAAGAACGCATTCGATCTACTAATCTACGGGCTCTATTTGTTACTTGTGTGTACCACTTTGAGTCCACCATTTCATCGGCTGCACCTGACCAATCTCTTGCATCTACGTTAGCCTTCATACCCTTGAACTTCGATAGCCTTGGGTATCCAAGGTTAAACATCATGTTTGCTATAATTAACTGCACTTCTTCAGGTAGGTCATTAAAGTCTTTGTAGAGCCTCTGACAATCCTCAAGCGTAACTGTGATATCTAAGTTAAATGCAGACTGAACACGGCTCTGCTCTATTACTGAGCCAACATCCTTACCGTACTCTGGGTCATCTTTAGTAATTAAATGCCCTATTCCAAACGTGGGTAATCCTAAGTGGTCAAGATACACTTCGTACTTACAGCCTTCATCAGAAGCTAATTCTTCTCTTAACTTGTCTATGTTCATTACAATAATCCCGCTGTTGATCCTTGGATACCTAATGCTTGTGCTACTCCAGGGTCTGTTTTAGCTCTTTCCCGCAATCCTCCAGCGGGTGCTGCTGCTGGTACGGGGGAAACCTGGGCCAAACCCGAACTTATGTTCGGGGGTTGTATCTGCTGCGATAGATTTGATAACTCTTGTCCAATTTGAGAATTTTCTATTGCGTATCTTATTTGTCTTTCACCTTCTTGAAATCCAGATTGAGCGAGTTGCGCTGGAACTTGAGAGAAAGAACTTGCTAATATTCTTCCTAAAATGTTCGCCTTTTCTTGTGCGCTTTCTCCAGCAGCTTGTTTCTTGTACTGTTTTAATACTGTTTCATAATAAGGAGCAGAAGCCAAGAACCTACCTAGTAAGCTATATTTCACCAAAGCTCCTAAGTTTTGCAAAGGACTAGCAGCTATATTAGCTGCAACCAAATCACCACCAGCCGCTGTTCTTGAGTTGAAAGAAAGTATTTTAGCAAACTCTGCCATATCTTTGCCCATTTCTTCCCCGAACAAAGCTTTTAGTTTGCCGCCTTCATCAGCTTCTATAAGTCTATTTGCAAATCCTTTTAAAGCTTTCGCGTCTGTTGTTAAGCTATCACCAAAGTCAGCGATAAGATTTTGCATGAAGTTGCCTCTAACCGTTTGTTTAGCGGCCTCATCCCCTGCACTATCAAACGCATTCATAATTTTTTTTATGTCCGAAGCGCTTGTTCTTTTATTAGATATAAGTTCAGATGCTTCAACAGGATTCATATCCCCTCTAGCTAAGTCTCGTAGAACTTTGCTTTTTGTAAAGTTTTGTAATTGATTTTGAGTGGTTTCTATTTGCTTTAATGTATCTACGGGCCTTAAACCAGCGTTAATAATATTATCAACTGTTTCTTTGCTCATGTTAGATAAAGAAGCTTTTTCGATGGAATTAGCTAAAGCTTTTATTTGTGGGGCAGAATCTCCAAATAAAACATCTGCTGTTCTGCCTAAATCTTTTATAGACTTTGCAAAAGCAGCACCTCTAAATGTATCTGGCTTATAGTTATTTATCTCACTTATCCCAGATTTATCCAAAGCATCTCTTAGCCATTGTCCTGCAATTAATTCTCTGAAGTCATCACGAGCAGTTCCGCCACCTTCTGAAACAGCTTCTATCGCACTTTTTAAAGTGCTTGGATTATCATTTTTTACTATTCTATCTAGTTTAATATCTTGAGAGCCTATTCTGTCTCCAGTTTCGACTTTTCTTCTAAGATCTTTTATTATACCAGCATCTTCAATTCTATCAAATGCGTCTGCTCCAGATTTGTAATCGCCTCTTGCATTGTCCAATGACTTAGATGCTTGCCTTAAAGTATTTAGCCCTTCTTCTGATATTTGATTTCCAGATGCTAAAGCATAACTTTCAATGTTTCCGCTTCTTAATAACTTATCTGACTCATCAATCATCTGCCTTATTACATCTCTCTCACCTCTTCCTGTAGCTGTAGCAAGAGTGTCATTTAAAGCTTTTCTGGTTTGATAGAGAGACTTAAATGATGTTTCTGGTCTTATTGTTTTAGAAATATCTATTGCACTCTGTAACGCTCTAGTGCTTGGAGTTCTACCAGCTAAATTTGGTCTATAAGTGTCAGATGCTTTAATAGCTATTGATCTGATACTGGCAGTTGGTATTATTTGAGCAGAACCAACGGTACTTTCCAAAGCATCATCAATGGGTGAAAATACCGCACTCATTCTATCATCAAAAGATTTTATTGCATTACCAAAGTAATCTAATAATTCAGGCTCTAGGTTAGCATTCTTTTTAGCTGCCGCGCCTAAGTCCTGCGCTAAATCATCTAATTGTTTTACTAATGCAGTCTGCGCTTCTCTATTTAACTTATTTAGCCTAGTGCTTTCTTTTCCTAAAGATTGCAAAAGAACTGTACCAGCTTCTTCGTCAGTAGCGGCTCCTGCCGCATCTCTGAATTGAGCAATCTTAGATTGCATAATTTCATTGTTCTTTTTAAGTCGGGAAGATGTGCCAAATATTTTTTCAACAATTGCTTGCTGACGACCAACAATAGAAGGCGCCCTAATTGCGGTAAGTGTAGGCTTAATACCCATCTCAATTGACTTACCAGCCGCTTCTAACTCTTCTGGAGTTAATGACTTTCCTGCTTGTCCACCTCTAAGAGCCCGATAACCTAAACCGAAAGTTCCTAAAGTTGCATCAGCCAAGAAACCTATTGTTGCTTCTGTTGCTACATCTTTTGCTATTTCACCAGCAGTTTGCTTAGAAACACCCGCCAATGCCTCGATGCCCTCTTCTACAGCAGAACCGCCTCCAGCACCTACACCAGCCCCGATAGCGGCTCCTAAAACAGGAATAGGAATAAGTATCTGACCAGCAATAGCACCGCCAACACCGCCTATTACTTCAGGAGCAATACCAGCTATATCCGCCAAATCATAACGGGAGAAACCTTCTTCATCTATTAAGGTATTCTCAGATAACTCTAGTCCAAGCTTTTTACCACCTTCAGGAGTAACTGCTAGTCTACCTCTGTTATCTCTCAGGTAATCTTCAGACTGTAACCCGAACTTTTGTAAGATTGCTTCTTGCTCTGGATTTGTTTCTGCAGCCGATAAAGATGCTCTTAAACTAGCATCACGAACACCTGTTCGGGTATCAAATCCTTTTTGTTCAGAAGACCCAAGTTGTAATTCACCAAGCTCAACTCTCCCAGCGGTTCTTGGCTGTAACTGACTTATAATATCAGATACATCATCAGGGTTGTTTTTTATAGCTCTTCTAGCAGAAAGCTCTTGTTTAGGGCTAAGAGAACCAGATTTTATAGCTCTTCTTATTGTTAACTCTTCACGAGCGTTCATATTAGCCCCCTTGATCAATTCGTAATTGAGCTAGTTCTGCTTCAGCATCTTCATCCAGTTCTTCATCAATATCTTGTGTTGGACGACCAGAGGGATAACCCATCTCGTCAAGAGTCCCGTATGCTGTATCTAAATTAGTTCTTTCAGCATCAACTACTAGCTTATAAATTTCTCTCACTTTTGCTAAAACTTGAGATTCATCTGCTATTAATAAATCAATCTGACCAGCTACACGCTTAACTCTTTCTCTATCTGCATCTGATATTGTTTTTCCAGCCTCTTGCAATATTTGAGGTGCAAATTGTGTCTGGATTCTGTCTAAAAAGAATTTTGCTTGCTCAACTGGGGCAGTCTTGTCTCCAAGACCAATACCAAAATTACGACCAAAACTTTTTAAACTAGCTGATATTTGATCTTGAACTGTAATTCCCTTACTAACATCTTGTTCAAATTTTTTAAATTCTTCAGCCCTTTTATTAATAGCTGATTCTTCCTGTTTTAAATTTTGAATAACAGCTTTATAGCTTGCTGGAGTTAATTGAACGGGAACCTCACCACCTGATGCTCTAGCTTTAGCTAATTGATTTCCATCTGCGATATAGGCGCTAACTTGAAAAGCATCTGGCGCATCTGGAAATAAAGCTTGTTGTTCAGTTTTATCTGTATATATATCTGGGGCTTCGTTTGCCGCTATTGAAGCTTCTCTTAATTTTGTTCTGTTGTCTAATCTAGCTATCGCCATATTATTGTCTAATTCAGCCTGTTTTATAATGGCTTTTGACTTATTATCAAGATTAGTAACATTAAGATCATTAAGAGCTTTTTTCTGAGCTACTCTAGTTGCAGTTTCAGTAGCATCATCTGCGGCAACTTGCTCAAGACCATATTTACCAGCAGCCAATTGTGCTGTTCTTGCTCTTTCTCTGGCTTTTTCAAGTTTTGGAGAGGCTTTCTCACCAGCTTCACCAAGACTTGTTAGTAACTTACTGACATTAAAACCTTTACCAGCTTGATTCTGCATCAACGCAAGACCGAATGCTTGCAATGCTGCACTCTTATCAACTTTTCCAGAAACATCTACACCCGTAGCATCTGCAAAATCTTTTTTATATTCTGCAAGAGTTTTTCTTGGAGTTTCTTCTCCTGCATTAATATTTTCATATTCAGACATTGCATCTTCAAAAGCTTTTTCTAAAGGGCTTAATTGCTCTTCTTGAGGAGCATCAGGCACATCACCTCTGCTAACATTATCAAGAGCTACATCAGGTGCAATTCCTTGGTCTTGTTTTTTTGATGCACCTGTTTGCGTTGTAGTAGACTCTGATTGTTCTTTTAAACCATCTGATAATTGATTTAATTGTTCAGTAACATTATCAGGCACATCTTCAAAACCTATGCCCATGTCACCAAAATTAATACCTCTTAAAGGATTTCTATCCACATCAGTTAAACGAGTTTCACCGTCTGGAGTAATAAAACTTCCCAACCCTGTTCCAGATTCCTCTGTGTAAGGAGTTTCTCCAAATAAAAAATCGGTAGCTTGCCTTGTTCCTTGCCTTATTCCTTGAGCAGCTAAATCATTTAAATCTAGAATTGTTGAAGGCATTCCCAACAAAGATTCAGCACCTTGTTTAAATCCTCTGTAAAATCTACTATCATCTGGTTGAGCTGCATATAAATCCGCTATAGCTGATTTGTCTGACAAGTCTAATGATAACGCTTTTGGTACAGCACCTATTCCAGATTTTAAAATATCAAGTATATCTGCCATGACTTATCCTTATGCTGCTGTAGGGCCACCAAATTGTGACTGACCATAAGTAGCAAATCCAAGACCTTGCAAGAATGGATTCGCTTGAGGTTGAGTCACCGATTGGAATGTTGAAGAAAGACTTCCGCTAGGCGTTCCTTTTAACAACTGACTTCCAAGCTGTAGCCTTGTAAACGGATCTTGATACTGTTGCATTAAGTTTTGTCTCTGTGCATCGAGTTCTGCTTGTGACTGAGCCTGTCTTGCGCTTCCTAAAGAAGTAAGAGACTGTATGTCTGCTCTACCTAATTCAGATTGTAATCTGCCTATATCGCCTAATGTAGAAGCTTGCTGGCCTATTGCCTGACCTAAACCACCAGATAACTGTGCGGCTCTCTGTGCGGCGGCTACAGCGTCTTGATAACCTTTTCTTTGAGCTTCTCCAACAGTAGCAAGTCTACGTCCTTCTGCCTCTGCTCTTTGAATACCTTCCCTGCTTCCCCCAAATGCGCCAGAAGTAATAGCCTTCTGAGCTATTCCTTGCTGTCCAATTGCCGCTTGTCTATTTATTTCGTCAATAACATTGGATTGATAAGGGTTCATAAATTGCTGGGCAGCATCGGGTCTTAAAAATCCTAATCCCGAAAGTGCCGCGCCAATTCCTAATTGTGTTCCTTCAGCGCCAGCTTGTAAGTATGGTTGAAAAGCACCAAACTGCGCTTGCGCTTGCTGCATAGCAGCATTTTGTAACGGGTCAAGCCCTGCTATTTGATACTCAGGAAGCTGAAGTGGCTGGTCTAATAAACCAGGATCTGTTTGCGTAGAACCATCAAACGTACCAAAAGCAGTTTGCAGTATTCTTTTTTCAAGACCTTCTAAGAAAGGCGCGAGTCTCTGGGCTTCGGTAGTGATTGCCATTATGCCATCCTCTCAAATTTATCCATCATATTATACATGCGATTGATGCCTTGATTAATATCCCCATCTCCTGCGCCCTCAACAGCATCACGGGTCATAACAAACTCACCAGCCATCAGCATAGCTGGTACATCATCTTTCGTACCAGAGCCCTCGCTAGGGCTTATACCGCCATTGCGTCTGGGAAAGTATGTATCTCCACCATCTTCCATATAATTTATACCGCCAAGTTGTCCACCTGGTCCACCAGCACCAAAAGGTCTTTTTTCAAATTCTGACCTTGTGTCTTCTTCTTCCCCTAAACCAGATAGCAATTGAGCCAATAATCCAGCACCAATTCCTTGCCCTAAGTCTGTGTTTAAAACTTTAAATAATAAATTAGGATCATCTTCTGTACCAGCAAAACCCAATGAAGAAAGAAGTTCTCCTGAAATTGTTTTTGCTTCTGGAGCCGCTACAGCTTGTCTTGCTGTTTGATTTGCCATTTTAGCGGCAACATTTGCCATTGTGGGGTCTGCTCCTTGACGCATCAAAGACCCTGCGGTTGTTACGGCTTGCGTTGCAGGATCTGATGCAGGAAAAAACTTTTGCGCCCCTACTCCACCAAGACCAGAAAGCAATGCATATCTTAGAGCATCTTTTGGTTTTCCGCCAGTAGCAACTGCTCCTAAACCAGAAGCAACAGCACCACCTACAGGGCCTAGATACGCTCCCGCAACAACTGGAGCTATTGTTTTTACTAAATCACCTAAATTCATGTCACTACCTTAATAGTTCCGTTATCATTATACAATGCTCCTGTTTCAAGTCCAGAAGGAGATATAGGTAAGTCAGTGAGAGTTATTTTAGTACCCCTTAACTCACCTGGGTTATTTAGTTGTATCACAAGTTGAGACAAACTGCGAACCATATCATCAAAATACGTTCTATCATACTCTTCGGGCGGTACAGAAAACTGTGGTGGTACTAATTCTCTACTCATCTTCTGCCATCTGTTTTAACATCTACACGATTCGAGCCTAGTCTCCAAGCAACGCCAGAACCACTACTTTGAACTTTAATACCAAAAGAGCGACCTCTAACACGAGAGTTTTTTTGTTCAGTGGTGCTACTAACGGTAAAAGCATCATTTGTTGTAAACCCTGTTCCGGGATATCTTTGTCCTTTTAACGTATAAGTAGCTTCTTTTGTTGCACCCGTAGTAGAGCTTGAAAAATCAATATCAGGAATAAATCTACGGATTAAAGCAAACTGTTCTCCATCTGCTATGTCTATAGGGCTAGAATCAATGAATGCGGTCAAAGCTAAGTCGTCTGCGTTATTACCAACCTCATGCCTATATAAGGTGGAGGCTGAAACAGAGTCAGATTCATTTGTAGCGGCAAAAGGATATTCATATATACCTCTGTCTAACCAAGCAGACCTAGCTAAGTTGCCATAATACCAAACTTTTTCCTCGTAGTTATAAATTACATATCTGTCGTTTTCTCCAGTATTTCCTGAAGCAGACGGGTAAAACCAAATAACCTCTCCATAAGAAGTATTTAGACCAGCAACAACCTTTTCACTGTTGGTGCTATCAAAATCCTCAAACACATAGTCTTTCACTGTGCAAGGTATGGGTTGAACGCGCCCATCGTATAAGTAAAAACGATCCACGCCCATCCAAAAAACTGTATCATTGTTTGCTATGGCAGCATTAGTGTTTCTTATTGTAATGTTTCCAGAAACCTGAGAAATACCAAAGGTAAAAGGTGCGCCAATAAACTGCAAAGAATGCACACTGGTATCTGTTATAACTATAATTTCTCGCCTTGTTTCAATAGCTGCTACAATTTCGGAACCAGATCCAACTCTTAAATCTCCTGCGGTATTTGTTGATGTAGGGAACCAATCGAAGGGGTCTTCCTGACTACTAAAACGAATTAAAAGTGGGTCTAAAGTAGTGCTACCAATAGGCGTTGTGCCAAATACTATAACGTGTCTATCTCTATCTGATACTAAGACATTTCTGTTTGCAGTGGGCGCATCAGGCGTTCTACTTAAAAAAGGAAAAGCTCTGTCGGTTAAACCAGTAGTTTTATCCCAGTAATACAATTGCCCATTTTTAGGAAGTAAGATTAAATCTTCTCCAAAGTTATCCTGTTTCCAAATTCTTAGACCCTCATCAAGCGTAATGGCATCACTAGCGGCTAGACCCCAACCTCCTGCGCCCCAAGTATCCGCACCCCAACCTGTTCCAAGTAATTGAGAGACACTACCCTTGTTAAGTAGATAGTCTGCATCGCTTGTTCCAGAAGCCACCAAATCAAACCCCGCATTGGAAGAAAGTGTAACTGTGTAATCATTTATTCCAAGAACTGTTATAACAAACTCTCCTGTTAAAAGAGTTACTAAAGAATCATATGAGGAGCTTGACCCAAAGGTTACGTTTGAAAAGATAACACTACTTCCTGTAACGGCTCCGTGTGATGCATGAGATACTGTTACAGTAGTGCTAGTAGAGGTGGTAGCAAAAGATATTAAACCTGTTACAGAAGTTTGCGACGCTACAACAGTCCCTAAACCACTTGTACCAGAGGATCCTGTTACGGAAAAAGATATGTCAGCCATATTTAATCTCCTACTGGAACAACTGGATTTTCTTGTGTGATGACGTCCCCTCCAAAACTAACATCTCCAACAAAACCAGTGCCAAATAATGGGGCTCCTGTTCCAAATGAAACTGAAACGAGTCCTAGAGAAGTAGTCGCTGAAACACCTGTTGTTTCGGTAGTTACGCTCACTGGAAGAAATATTGTTGCTGTTCCTATTCCAGTAGTTGAAGCTACTCCAGTAACACCAAACGGCTGTCGGACCGTGAGTCTAACAGGTGTTATATCGTTAAAAGATCCCCCCGACTCAATATAATATTTTTGGCTTGTGCCAACGGCTAGATACCTGTCTCCAGCTAGAGTGACCCAAGCGTGTAACGATCTTGGGGTTCCAAGATAAGTGCTGGTAGTGTATTTATCCCAACCCCCTATTTTCTCTGGAAAACCAAACCTAAACCTAATTTTGTCGCCATCAACCCAACCCCCTTCGTTAGAATAAGAAGTTATCTCTTTATTTATTCCAGGTCTAAACTGTAGTTTAGTTAAAGGCATATTTACTGTGTTCCTGCGGTGCTAGGATTTAAAGAACGACCAATTTCATACATATTTGTGCCATCGCTTAAAAATACTAATATACTTCTATTGTTAGCCGTAGCATTTACTGTGGGTATACTGCCATTAAATTTGTACACACTATCGTAATTTAAAGTACGACCACCCGTTCCATCTTGTATAATAGTTAAAACATAAACAGCCCCTGCCACTTGATTAGTAGCTTGTCCCAGTGTTCTGTTATTAGCTAATGTAACTTTTGCAACTTGATTAGAACTAACGTCCCAAGATATTGTGCTTGCATCTGTTAAAGTGGTTTCATTAAAATTCTGCGTTTTAGTAAACTCTTGCGCTGTTGCTAATAGAGCAGGCGTTTGACTATTAAGGGTTCCTGTAATTGTTAAGTTGCGTATACCGCTAGTATCTTTATTGCTATCTACAACAACTGCTTTAGAGGCGGCAACCGTTCCTGCGGTGGTATCAACATAATTAAGTTCGGCTGCTGTGGATGTTACACCATCTAATATGTTTAACTCTGCTGTAGACGAAGTAACACCATCTAGTATATTTAACTCTGCGGCAGTAGAAGTTACGGCTGTTCCAGATAAACCTATTGATAATAGGTTTGTAAAATCAACAACGGCTGCACCAGCCCCTGCTCCATCTGCATAAATTATCTTAGAGGCACCATTAGGGACGCTTACATTAGAGCCCACCCCTTGTGAAAAAATAACAGTTTGACCAGAACCATTATATACAAAATATAGTTTATCTGCGGTATTTGGGGATATTGTTATTGTATTAGTCCCGCTAGGGCTACCAAGTATGTTTAAAACTCTAAACATACCGTCAGACAAAGTGCCGTCAGTCGTAGACAAAGTATGTGTTGTTCCTGATAAGCTTATGGTACCAACGCCATTTAAAGAACGGTCTATAATATCAAAGTTTGTGTTTGTGGTAGCACCCCAAGTACCCGCTTGTTCACCTGTGGCTGGCTTTTCTATGCCGCTATTTGTTGTATATGTACTTGCCATTATGCGGCTTCCTCTGTCCAGTTAGGGTTCTGTGACGGCTCTTCTTCACTCCAAGAAGGACTTTGACTTACAGTTGTATTTGACCAACTTGGAGACTGAGAAGCAGATACAGCACTCCAAGACGGAGACTGAGAAACATTTATTTCTAACCAATTTGGGGTCTGGTCGGGAATAATGTCTCCCCATATTGCTACAATACCAACATTTGCTTGAATTGACAATCCTGTAACAGCAGCTATGGCGGCAGAACCTATTACAACATTGCCAACACCAGAAGAAGCCTCTACGCCTGTAACAGCTACAATTTGTCTTAAATCGATAGTAACTGACCCTAAAGAGGAAGTTGCTTCAACCCCTGTTGGTGAGAACAAAGAGGATCCTATTAAAGTTACATCATTTAAAGCAGAGGCAGCAGAAACTCCAGCAGGATTAATTGTTATAGAAAGTAAAACAGACACATCTCCAAGAGCCGTGGTTCCAGCTACACCAGAGGGTGATACGGTTGCATCCGCAAGTGCTGTAACTGCACCTATTTCAGATGTGCCGTTTACTCCTGTAACGGCAAAAAAGGCGAACCCTGTTTCAGTAGTGTTACCAATGCTACCTGTTGTAGTGTTACCAGAAACAGAAACAGCGGATGAACCAGAGACAACAGTGTTGGATCCTAATGTTCCTGTGCCACTAATACCACTAACTGCAAAAACTGCATTTCCTATTACACTGGCGTCATTAATACTTCCTGTAGCACTTACACCTGATACAGAATATCCTGATTCTATAATTACGGAGCCTACTGAAGTTGTGGCACTTACACCTGATACAGATAAATTTGCTGTACCAACAACAGATTCTTCTCCTAAACCAGTTGTTGTGGCTTGACCGCTTACACCTGATACAGCGTCTCCAACAACTTCAACACTTCCTAGAGTAGAAGTTATGCCTTGACTTGTAACAGAGACATTAGCACTACATTCAAAAGTAGGTGAACCAACTGCTCCTGTTCCAGAAACAGTAGACAAAGTTAATACAGATGTACCTATTACATCTGTATTAGTGCCAAGAGCAGATGTACCCGTGACTTTTGAGACACTAAAAGCAGTGTCTTGACTCTCAAACCCTGTATCACAAAAAGGGCCTTCAGAAAAGGCTAGGGTTGAAAACATCTAATTAATCCAATGGATCAGGCCAGTTATGTATTGGTGCGTTACCAGTAGGATTGCCATCACTATCTACAGGAACATTCCATAGTGCCATAAAAGCAGCGTGGTCAGCCGCATTGGTAATTGCTGTTTCTATCGTACCTGAAGCTGTTCTAACAGCCGCACGATAAGTTGCTACATTTGTTGGGATAGCGGTTGTGCTATCCTCTGCCTTGCGTACTACATACCAATCTGTAGGCAATAATAATAACCCCGCTGTATTCTTTGTGTTAGCTGTCCACTCTGTTTTTAACTCGGCTAAATCTCTAGGAGTACTAGCTGACGAATAGAACGTGCTATTATAAGGTGTAGGATCAGCTTCCCATGTAAGACCTACAGCCTTCTTTTCTGCATCTGTGGTAAGAGCTAACCAGTTCGTAGGATATTGATTGCCATTAGCATCAGTCCAACTTCTTCCCGGATTAATTGTTTTTGTACCTAATTTCCAAGGCATTGTTTATCTCCTATCTTGCATTCGCGTATTTAAAAGGCATCTCAGCAAATGCCATGTAGATGTAGTCATGTCCAGAACCATTATATACATCACCACTTCTTCTCAATTTAAACCCATTAGATACAAAATCA